GTTTGGTAATTGCATCGGCTAGTTCACCCATCTCGCTAAAAGCCTTGAGAAGCTGAGTCTTGCTATCTGAGTTCTGGATAATGCCTCTAGCCTCACCCCAACGCACTACTAATAGTTCAGTCTGTTCGTAGCTCATATCAATGCCTTAATTTCCTTGATGGGAATATCGAAAGTCTCATGCACTTTCAGGATGAAGTCAGCGGTAATCGTAGTGTGTCCGTTACGAATCTTACTGATAGCTGGCGCACGAACACCCATAGCTAGGGCTAGTTGACGATCATTCTTAATTTCAAATTTCTTCTTTAGAAAGTCTAGTAATTTCATGGTTTCCTCGGTTAGTTATGCCGGTCTTTCCCGGCTGTCCACCTACTCACAACGTTTGGAGCCAACCGTAAAGGAGACATTGCGTAGGCTGCTGGAGTTATGTGCGCCACTACCAGCTAGGCTAATGGGTGGGCTACTCGCTGCACCAGTTCTATCCTTGACGATTTGTTAATCGAAAAGCTGGAATCCGCTTTCGCCCGTAACTTATCCTTTTAATTTAACCTTGTATCCTGCCATTGGAATTACCTGTCTAGGTTGGTGGAAAAATATTCGTTTTCCCATTGAATACTCAGTTAAAAACTTCTCAGGTGATTCAAACCGCAGTTTCTCAATGACTACGCTAAGGGCATCATTTTGCGTTGACTGATGCTCCTCGCCAATCTTAGGTCTTACAGTAGCTTTTAGCTGCTTTTGCTGTTGTTCTGTAAACATAGTGTCTCCTTAGAAGCAGTTGGTATTGCAATTCCCGCCGAAGCAGCAAGTTGTACAGGTAACATATTGACCGTTGTAGTAGTAGCTATGGGTTGTGCAACTAGCCCATACCATAGGTGCTGTAACTGTTAACCAGAGTGCAATTAGGTATTTCATAGTGTCTCCTAAAATGGTACATCGCCAAGGCCATCGTCTTTGAATTCCTGCTTTGCTTCTACAGGCTTCTTTTCGCCTTTTGGTCTAAACGCTAGGCTAAAGAACTTTTCACCTGTTTCGCCATTCGTTTTAATCCAAGCAGATAGCCAGTATTCGGCTCCATCGACCCTAACTTCCCCTGAGTATTCTGGGTCTTTTTTATCAGGTCGCTGTCTAGTGTTTTTGCCTAGTGTGCCTGAGTTATCTTCATCGTATTTTTTCTTCATGATTATCCTTGTGCGAATTTCTTGATTGCTGATCGTTGCTTGCTATCCAACTGGCTCCAAAGTGCAGCCTTCCAATCTGCATCTAGTTCCAGAGAATTGATATATGCCACAGCATCACCTACTTGATCTTTGTGTAGCATCATAATGATGTCGGCTGCGTAGCTCTTAATCTCATCCTGAGACTGTTGGTCTAGCGAATCAAATACATCCTTAGTGATCGGCTTTGCAGACTTAGGTTCATCCTTGCCTGTTGTAGCGTCTAGCGCATCGTGTTCACAAATAGCCAGAGCCATGACCAGCAGGTAACGAGTGATGTATGTGATTGACGCACCTAGATTCTGTACTGGATGACAGCCCTTGAGTTCCGCTGTAGCCATAGGGCAGGTGAACTTACAACTTCCACCTGTTTCCGTGTCAATGATCCGCATTGTTGCCAGCGTATCCGTAAACTCTAACGTATGCGATAAGCCTACATCAAAGAAAATGCTATTTACGGTAGGTAGGAAGTCTGCAAGTTCAAAGTATTTATATCCAGCAAATTTATTGTGACCGGATTTCTCTAGCTTTACGCCTTGTAACTCTACTCTAGCTCGTTGCAATTTCTCATACACTTGCCATTGTTGCTGCTCATCTTGTTCTTGCTGCCTGTTATCTAGTTGGTTATCCATTTATTTATCCCTTAGCGAATTTTTTATTGAAGATGATATTGTGAGATTGTGTTTGCGTAGTAGTCTGTATCTTTGCAGCCTCTCTTTGCTCCTTTCTAATGCGATCAAAAGTGCGACGAATATTTGTTTTGCTAGACGGGACATATTTGAATTCTTGGTCTAGGATACATGGGAAGGTTCTTTTCATGCGAAGCTGTCCATTAACATTGCCAGCAGCAGCATTACAGCTAACACGATACCTGCGTGGCGGTCGATAAAGTCTGCCAGTTTATCATCGGCTCTAAATAATTTATTCATCTTCGTTCCCCTGTTCTAGTTGATTGACTATCTCTTGTACTACTGGCGGTGTGTGCTGTAATGCTCTGTAAGCCATAAAGACTATCTGCTTATCCTGATCGGTGCAGTCTCTACGTTCTAGCCTGTCTATCAGTAACCGTAAGGTATAAACTATTTCAGCTAGATTCCAGTTGCTAATCTCTGCGTGTTTAGGATTCATCGTCCTTCTGCCTCACGGTCTTTGCGTTCCTGATACAGCCAATCACCACGTTCGAACTCTAAATCTTCCTCTGTGGGAACGTACTCAGGCAAGCTGGATTCTTTAACGATTCGGTTGACGATACCGACTAAATGCCTACGAATTGCGCTTTGTAGTTTAAGCGGATCATCTTGAAAGATAGCGCAAGTTTCAATCAATTCGCAAAGTTCTTCCTCAAGACGTTTTTCTCGTGACTCGGATGCGGTATTCTTAAAATGCTTGGTAACGAGATGCGCCTCTGCATCAGCCATTGCACTAATTAAGAACTGCTCAAGACCAAATTTATCGTTAAACATCATCTAATCTCCTAGTAAACTGCATAACGCAGTTCCGACACAGTACACGAATACCGCATATTGCTAAACAAAAACATTTCTATTGAGAACTGGATCATTATAGAAACATTCTATTGCGAAACATAGTAACTCTGGCACAATTATGAGCAAGAAAAAGAAATTACAAAAAGAGCAACAAAAGGAAGAAGTGCAAAGATTTTTACCTAAAGAAAGCCCGCGAGGTCAACCAATTGGCAACAGACGATTCAAGGTACTTAGTTCAAAAATCAGACCGATCTACAACTGGAACGACCTATAAGTTTCCAATTAAGAAATGCTTAGGTTGTAAACAATGTAGGTCAGCAATACAGTTTGGCGATGGCGATTTGTGTCGTATTTGCCAACGTAGAAAAGTAAAGGTATAGTTCACCGGGAATGGCTAGGGAGTGCAACCCGAAAAGACGATTTCTCACCGTCCTGCCTGACCCATCTAATTTGTGAGATTGCCGTGGTTGATTACCACACGAGAAAGGCAAATATATGCACTACTACCAACACCATATAGGTGATTTCCTGCGTGACACATCGTCACTATCTCAGGCAAATGCCTTTTCATATTTGAAACTTCTGTGGATGTATTACGACACAGAGGCTCCGCTACCAGACGATCCTGAATACCTAGCTTTTAAGATTGGCGCGTCTATTGATGACGTTAAGCAAATCCTCAAAGGCTTTTTTACGTTAGAGAATGGTGTCTGGAATCAGAGAAGATGTGATGCTGAAATAGCAAAATTTCGTATGAAATCAGATCGTGCTAAGACTGCGAATCAGATACGTTGGCAATCCAAAATGGATACCGTTTCAGAACCAAATAAGATCGCAACCAATAAACCAATAACCAATAATAAAGAATATATTGATCGATTTGATACTTTCTGGAAACACTATCCTCGTAAGGTAGCAAAACCGAATGCACTCAAGGCTTGGCTAAAACTGAAGCCTGATGATGACCTAACGAAAAAAATAATCTCAGCAATTTCTAATCAGAATCTTGCGTCTAGGGAACAGCAATTTATTCCGCATCCGGCATCATGGCTCAATGCCCAACGATGGGAGGATGAAATCAAGGTTGCCAGTACGACAGCATTTCCTTTCGGAAGGAGAATCCTATGATTGGCGATTTCTTAAACCGGCTTGAGAAGGTTCAAGGCAAGCGTGGTCATTGGATAGCTTGCTGTCCAGCGCATCAGGATAAACGTCCGTCACTTGCCATAACGGAAACTGACGATGGCAGGATTTTGCTGAAGTGCTTTGCTGGTTGCTCGGCTTACGAAGTGGTTTCAGCCGTAGGTATGGACTTGACTGATCTGTTTCCTAAAGATCAATCTTTTATGCCTAACGAAACCAGTAAACCTGTCAAGCGACCGTTCTATGCCACAGACCTAATGAAAATAATCCAATTTGAGGCACTTATTACGTCCATAGCGGCGTTTGATATGGCAGAAGGTAGGCAAGTATCAACCGAGGATAAAAAACGGCTTAAAACGGCTTTTACGCGAATTAACGAAGCAGTAAGTTATTTATAGGAGGAAACATGAGGATGAAAGCATTTCCTACGTTAAAGGATAACGGTCACATAACGACACAGGATGGTATGGATTTACGCGATTACTTTGCGGCAAAAATTATGCAATCTTTGGTTATTAGGTTTAATGATGATGAGGGTATTGCTCATTGGAACGCTTTTGAGGAAGCTGATATTGCCTATTCAATTGCTGATGCCATGATGAAAGCGAGAGAAAATGACTGAATCAAAGCTGGTTGAGTTAGGCTTTAGCGAGGTAACACCGGGGTTTTGGGTAGGTAGCGTTTTTTCACTAAACAGGCTTTACGAACTAGGGAGACAAGATGAGTCTGGAGCAAAGAGCAGCGGAGTTAGACGAAGCGAGGAGACTGAGGATAATCAAGTCTGATTCTATTGATGTAGAGAAGTATCTACATTCAAACGATGTAACGCTGAAGGTTAAACAGGCTAGAGATTTCCTAGATTCAATTAAGGAAAGCTATCTCAGCACTAACAGAGATGCAAAAATACTATTGCCTTGGACTAATACGCACAATTCTTTTGCGTTCAGACCGGGGGAGGTGACAGTTTATGCTGGTTCTAACGGTGGTGGTAAGTCGCTGTTGACCGGACAAATCGCTCTGCATCTAGTAAAGCAGAAACAATGCGTTTGCATTGCGTCGTTCGAGATGAAGCCGCAAAAAACGTTAGAAAGGATGCTGAGACAGTTCTCAGGTGAGTATGTGGATGACCCGTTAGCGTCGGATCGTGAGGCTTACATCACTAAACTTCTAGGAAGATTAGAGAAGTATACGGCTGATTCCTTATATTTATACGACCAGCAGGGTACGACTAGCCCGGACAAGGTTATCGCTATGGCGAGATATTGCGCTATGGAACTAGGTGTTCAGCATATCTTTATCGATTCCTTGATGAAATGCGTCAAGAACGAGGATGACTTTAATGGACAGAAGAACTTTATCGATGAGCTAACTGCATTGGCTAGAGATCATAACGTCCATGTTCACCTAGTCCACCATATTCGGAAACAGGCTTCAGACGAGGTTACACCGAATAAGAACGACCTAAAAGGCTCTGGTTCTATTAGCGATCAGGTGGATAACGTCTTTCTGGTGTGGCGCAACAAGAAGAAGGAAAACCAGCGGAATCGTGGTGAGCAGATAGATGAGAGCCAAGGCGATACGTTCTTAATGAACGAGAAGCAGCGTAACGGAGAGGCTCAGGAGTGGTATCAGCTTTGGTATCACACGGCAAGCCAGCAGTTTGTGGAATCGGCAGGATCAAGACCTATGGACTTTGACAACAATGGACGTTTTAGAGACTGAAAGACATCGATGCGAGGTTAGGCAGGTACTAGCTTGGAGAGCAGCAGATAGGGATTCAGCGTTACGGTATCTGAGCGTTGTTAGACAGAAACGTGGGCATCAAGTTGCTGACCAGCTAGAGGCTGACTGTCGTAGAGAGTGGGCTTTAGGCAACCGAGGTAAAAAAGGGGATTGGCGTGGTCTTTAAGCGAGTAGATTCTACGCAGACGCAGATCGTTAAGGAACTCCGTAGAGTAGGCATGGATGTCCAGCATTTACATGGAGTCGGTCAAGGATGCCCGGATATTCTGGTGGGCTACAGGGGCAGGAACATTTTGTTAGAAATAAAGAAAGACGAGAAAGCCAAGCTAACCCCGGATCAGGTTATCTGGCATGAGACTTGGAGAGGTCAGGTAGCGGTAGTGTCGAATCCACAGGCTGCGATCAAGGCTGTAAGGATTGCTTGTTCGGAAACTATTGATGAATGATTCTTGATAGAAATATTTATGTTGCGATCTGGAATTACTTTAGCTATAGTTACTTCACAGCAGCACAATATTAATTAACTAGGAGCTGACCATGAATAAAGAAACTTGTACTTGCTGCGGTAGAGAGCTAAACGCAGCCAAAATGGTAACACTTGGTCTTGACCAAAGAATCAATCTTTATCATTCAGGAAACATTCCTGATGAATTCGATCAAGGTGGTTTCCCATTTGGTGCTGCTTGTGCAAAAAAAGAAGAAAAACGAGCTTTAGAAAAACTGCAAAATTTATAAATAATACTCCGGGGGAAACCCCGGTTTCTACTATGAACTCAATCGATCCTCACGAAGCAATCAACTACATGATTAAGAACGCTAAAGCCTATGCTCAAGCTAAGGCTGAGGTGACTTACTTAGAGGAGTTTCGTAAAAGCAAGAAAGCCATGTTATTCAGTTCAGCTATCGGCAATACCGTAGCGGATCGGGAGAATCAGGCTTATAGCCATCCAGATTACTTAGCGGTGCTAGATGGGCTTAAAGCGGCTGTAGAGAAGGCTGAAGGGCTTAGATGGATGTTGGTAGCAGCACAGGCTCGCATTGATGTGTACAGAACGCAGGAAGCCAGCAATAGGTCATTAGACCGGATTACTCAATAGGAGATGATATGAACGAGATAGATGATTCAGATTTGGCGCAATGCTGTGCTTGTGGTTACGTTGATGATTGGGTAGAGATTCCCGGCGGTCATTGTGCGGTAAGTGGCGAGAGTATGTATTACTGCCCTAGATGCGATGAGGTCGATAATATGGCTGACTACGATCCTGAGAGAGCCAAGCGAATAGAAGCTAATAAGGTGCGCCATGACTGACCGAGAACTGATGCAGCAAGCGTTGTTTGCGCTGCTAGAAAGCAAGCCTATTGATATTAACGATCCAGCGGCTTTCTATCGCAATGCTAATGCAATCGATGCCCTCCAAGTTCGACTCGCGCAGCCAGAGCAAGATGATGGCTATTGCCAAGCCTGTGAAGGGGATAGCTGCACAGCGAAAGAAGGCTGTGTTGCCCGTGACAATCCCCTACCACAGCGCGAATGGCAAGGGCTGACGGATGAGGAATACACGACGCTTATGCAGCAAGCAGACCACGATGCCGCTAAGACGGGCATCGTGTTTCAAAACTTGCGCCACGCCATCGAAGCCAAGCTAAAAGAGAAAAACATTGGGTAAACTATAGGCATCATAAGGTAGCTATCTTGTCAAATGCCTAACCAAGATGCCTTGTTTGCTCCGAAAGAGTTACCGTTAAAGCTAAAGAAGCTAACGGATGACCAGATTCAGCGGTTAGCGGACAGGCATTTTGGTAACGCAGAATCGTATTACTCAGAGGAAATCTATGCGTTCGCTAGGGCAATAGAAAAGAAGATACAGGGGAAGAATAAGTGAGGAAACGAGAGTCTCAGTATCTAGGTAAAGTTGCTGACATAGGGTGCATAATCTGTTATAAAAATGGGTATCCCGGCACTCCAGCAGAGATTCATCATATTCGGGGTTTGGGGTTAGGGATGGGGGTTCGGAATTCTCATGACAACGTAATACCGCTATGTCCAGAGCATCATCGAGGCAATACTGGCTATCACGGTTTAGGTCGTAAGGCTTTCGAACGTAAATATGGAGTTACCGAACAGGAACTCCAGCAGCTAGTCGAGGAATTACTTAATGAAGAAGCCCACGAAGATGCAAGCTAAGGTTGGCAAGGTAATGAAAGAATTTAAGGAAGGTACTTTGCACAGCGGCAAGGATGGCAAGGTCGTAAAGAATCCTAAGCAGGCGATTGCAATAGCGATTTCAGAGGGCAAGAAAGCAGCTAAGGGGAAGAAGAAATGAAGCCGGGGCTATACAGTAACATTGCAGCTAAACGCAAACGTATAGCCGAGGGTTCTGGCGAGAAGATGCGTAAACCGGGAGCTAAGGGTGCGCCTACCGCTAAGGCTTTCAAACAGGCTGCTAAAACCGCTAAGGTCAAGAAATGAAAAACTGCCCTAGAGCCACCTACGACATCGTTTATAACCTGAAAAAACGTGATTGGGCTTTCAAGAACGTAGGTTATGGTGCTGCTAACCCTGAAGAACCGGGGGATTTCTGGCAGAAACGTGCTGAGGAGTGGAATACGACTCCTGAGAACGCACAAACAATGCGTTGCGGAAACTGCTCTGCATTTATCCAGACTCCTGAAATGATGGAGTGCATCATTGGCGGTATTCAGGGTGAGGAATCTGACGCTGAGACATACGCTAACGAGGTCGTAGATTCGGCTGATCTAGGGTACTGTGAGCTATTCGAGTTCAAGTGTGCAGCGGATCGGACTTGTTCGGCTTGGCTAACTGGTGGTCCTGTAACGGAAAAGATGTCAAACCGTGAAAAGACCATGCTAAAGATGGCTAAGATGGAAGCTGAAAACGAATACGGAGAAATGGAAGATGAAGAAAACTCCGGCATGGACGAGGACTGAGGGTAAGTGATTAATCCTTGTATAACTAAAGAAGATGTTGAAAAAATAACAATTTCTCATGTTGTTTGGCGCAATTTATTTAGTCGTTGTTACAATAAAAGCAACGCAGACTATAAAAATTATGGCGCAAGAGGAATTTACGTTTGCCAGAGTTGGCATGGTGATGACGGATTCTGGAATTTTATAAATGATGTTGGATTAAGACCTAGTAAAGAATATTCTTTAGATAGGATTGATGTAGATAAGGGATACCATAAAGAAAATGTAAGATGGGCAGATGCGAAAACACAGGCTCAAAACAAAAGAAATGGTATTTTTATTTCGTTTAATGGAGAAAAGGTAAACCTTGCTAAATTAGCAAGAGATCATAAAGTTAAATACCAGTCTCTATGGAAATTAGTTGTAGTAAAGAAAGTTCCAGCAGAAAAATCCATTGAAATATTGTTGAAGCCAAAACAACAATCAATAAGCGATTTGGCAAGGGAACATGGGATGAAGCCGGGAACTTTAATGAGAAGATTACGGCATGGAGTTCCAGTACACATTGCTATTTCTGCTCCACTCAAGGCAGGTGTAAAAACTTATGGAGTGAGGAATGGTTGCTAAAAAGTACCAGAATCCTAAAGGTGGCTTAAACAAAGCTGGTAGGGAATACTTTAAGCGTACTGAAGGTGCAGACTTAAAGCCTCCATTGAAGTCAGGTGATTCTGGACGTAGAGCCAGTTTCCTAGCCAGAATGGGCAATATGCCGGGGGCAGAGCGTAAACCTAACGGTGAGCCTACTCGGCTGCTTCTAAGCCTAAAAGCATGGGGAGCTAGTTCTAAGGCTGATGCTAGGGCTAAGGCTAAAGCCATTTCCGCACGAAATAAAAAGTGAGCCATCAGAGCCAGCTAGACTTTGTAGCGATGGTTAAGCGTCGCTTTCCGCAATTCTTTTCAGGCAAGAAAGTCCTAGAGATAGGTAGTCTGGACATTAACGGTTCAGTACGGCAATTCTTTGAGGATTGCGAGTATCTCGGCGTTGACTTAGGAGAAGGCAAGGGCGTTGATCTGGTTGCTAAGGGAGAGGAACTAGACTTTCCTGATAAAAGTTTCAACGTAGCAATATCCTGTGAATGTTTCGAGCATAATCCTGAGTGGGTAAAGACGTTCGAGAACATGGCTAGGATGGCATCAGGGATCGTTATTATGACCTGTGCTACGACTGGCAGACCTGAGCATGGAACGAGGCGTACAAGTCCAGAGGATGCGCCATTTTGCGGTGATTACTACAGAAACCTAACGGAACAGGATTTTCTACAGAATTGCGATATGGGTAAGTTCCTACATTACGAGTTCAGTAGTAACTCTAGTCCAGCAGACCTTTACTTCTGGGGCTTATGCAAGCCATAGTCATTTGTACGGTGAGTAATCCCGGCATTAGCGTATTGCTAGAAAGCATCAAAGTCTATGCACCTACCACCCCGGTTTACGTTTATAGCGTTGACATTGCCAGAGGAGAGAGATTCCGACGAATCTTGCCCAATGTTATCGTCAGACCCAATACTGGTAGAAATTTTGGAGACTCATATAATGAAGCCATCAGCGACGTTTTTGGAAGGGTCGCAGTCGATTCATTGATCGTGGCTAACGATGATGTCGTACTGAATCCTCAAACTATTGAGTTATTGGGCGAGGATAAACGGATTCTTGAGGATAATGCTCAAAAAATAGGGTTTTTGGGCGCAAGAAGCGATTATGTGTTGCCAGACCAGAACATTAGGTTTGAAGGTGGCGGCAGAGATGGGGTGAGATGGAGCCATGAAAATTTCATCAAAGAAACTCAGGTGATAGCACCCATATTTGCCACCATAACGAGAGAGGCATGGGATACGGCAAAGTTTCCTAGCACTAATTGGTATTCAGATAATATAATTTGCCATGACCTGCAAAAAGCGGGATTTAGGCATTTCGTAAGCAGAGCGTATGTTCACCATGCTGGAAGTCAAACGGTAGGGATGGATTACGAGAAATGCCATGAGGAGCCGAGAGAGTGGATCAAGGCTCACAGACCGGATATGTACGAGGCTATTTATGGCTGACGGATTGCTTTCGAGTGCGTTAAATTGGATTGACCAGCGTAAACAGGCTGCGAAATCTAGTGTTGGGCTATTGGCTAACGATCCGCAGGAATGGCTAACTCAGACTACGGCTAGATATTTGCCTACTAGGGCAGACGAGCAGCAGTATCGGGCTGTTCAGCAAGCTGGTGGGGATATAACGCAGACTCCGTATTATCAGAAGATATTTGATTTGGCTCAGTTCCAGAGTAGCCTAAAACCATTATCAAAGACTCAATTTCAGGTAGCTAACGAGGTGGCGCAGAAAAACGCTGTCGATATGCTAGGGTTGCCACCAGATAACACGGCTATGGATCGTGCTAAGGCGATGGGTTTTGATACAAAGGCTTTTCATGGCACTAACAGAGAATTTACGGAGTTCAGTAATTCTATGCTTGGGGTTAAAACCGGAGCCAAATCTGCACAAAAGGCACATTTCTTTGCAAACAACCCAGAATTGTCAAACACATATGTAAATACGTCTAATGTGTATAAATCATCTCCTCCGGCTTATGCAGATTTGTTAAAAAATCCGCAAGCATGGAAAGAATTCAATGATGCCGCAGACGATGCCGCTAAATGGGCTGTGCTAGAAAAATACGGAATGAATTACTCAAGCGGTCAGGTTATGCCATTAATGTTGCGGCTAGGAAATCCAAAAGTTAAGGATTACCAAGGGGTCGGATACAGAGATGAGACATTTAATGATGTAATTAAGGCTGCTAAGAAAGCAAAGAAAGAATCTGTTGTATTCAAAAATACCTACGATCCGGGTCCGCATGAGGGATTTAATGTTAAGTCTGATGTTTACGCAGTTTTTGATCCTAAGAACATAAGATCAAGATTTGCCGCATTTGATCCAGCAAGGGCAAATGAGTCAGACTTGTTAGCAGCAGGAATCCCAATAGGACTAATAGGATCAACTCAAGTAGAGTTGCCAAAGAAGCAAGAGAAGAAACCAAAGAAGTAAGCATGACATCCAGAGGATAGTGCAAAAATGGAAACAAATTACACCAGTAAAATAGAGGAAGATGCACGAGTAGCAAACCTAACAAACATGGGCAAGGGCAGACCTAAAGGGGCTGTCAATAAGTCCACAAGTATCGTTAAGGAAGCTATTGCAAGGCTACTAGAGCGTAATGTTGAGAACATGGATGAATGGCTGACACAGGTGGCTAAGGACGATCCGTATAAGGCTCTCGACCTAATGAATAAGCTGTGTGAGTACCATGTGCCTAAGCTGGCTAGGACAGAGGTAACAGGCAAGGATGGGGAAGCTCAAGAGATGGTCATTAAGTGGGGAGGTAAACATGAAGTACCGAAAAATGCCTAA